GACAAACTGTACTCTAACAGAATTAACCCAATCATCACATCCCCTGGAGCAGGTATTATCCTCTTCGGTGATAAGACTGGATTGGGTAGGTCTTCTGCCTTTGACAGGATTAATGTTCGTAGATTGTTCATCTTCCTTGAGAAAGCAATCGCTGCTGCTGCTAAGGACATACTCTTTGAGTTTAACGATGAGATCACAAGGATCAACTTTATTAACATTGTTGAACCATTCCTTCGTGATGTTCAGTCTAAGCGTGGTATTCAGGACTTCATCGTAGTTTGCGATGAGACAAACAACACTCCTGCTATTATAGATAGCAACGAGTTTGTTGCTGATGTCTACATCAAACCAGCAAGGTCTATTAACTTCATCGGACTAACATTTGTTGCTACACGCACAGGTGTTTCCTTTGACGAGGTTATTGGAAAGGTCTAAATTTAATTAACTCAACATAGGTAACAAGACCAATGGCAATCAATTCCGCAAACCCACCAAAGACCTCGGAAAGGACTATCGACAAGTTTAAGTCGAGGTTAACGGGTGGAATTGCAAGACCTAATCTATTTGAGGTGGTTCTTGCATTCCCAGATGGGACAGTAGATGAGTCGGTAAGCGACATCGATCCTAAGACAAGATTCCTTGTCAAGGCAGCTGCGCTTCCTGCATCTAACATCGCTCCTATTAGCGTTCCTTTCAGAGGAAGGCAACTTAAAATTGCAGGAGACAGGACATTCGATGAATGGACAATCACTGTAATTAACGACACTGACTTCGCTATCAGAGGTTCCTTTGAGAGATGGATGAACTCCATGTCTAAGGTTTCTGATAATGCTGGTAATATTAACCCAGAAGACTACACTAAGGACGCATTCGTTTATCAGCTCGGAAGATCTGGTGTTGATGCAGGATCCCAGTCTTCACAGGCGAATATGCCAATCCTTAGAACTTACAAGTTCTATAGTGTATTCCCAACAAATGTTTCTCAGATTGATCTTTCATACGATTCTTCTGATGCAGTTGAAGAGTTCACTGTAACCCTACAGGTTCAGTGGTGGGAAGCAGATGGACAAGGTGGTGCTGTTGGCTAACCTTTTCAGCCGTACTAAATAGAAGGGTATCAGGTATCTTTCTATAAAATGGCTCGGTTGTTTGGATTTAAAATTGAGGATAAAGATGATCTCCCTAAGGGAGTAGTATCCCCCATTCCGCAGACAGGCGAGGATGGGGTTGACTATTATATACAGTCTGGTTTCTCTAGTCAGGTAATAGATCTTGAAGGGATCTATAAGAATGAGCATCAGGCAATAAGGAAATATAGAGAGATGGCACTCCACCCTGAGGTGGATAATGCTATAGAAGATATTGTTAATGAAGCGATTGTATCAGATACAAATGATTCTCCAATAGAAATAGATTTAGATAATCTTAATGCGTCTGATGGTATTAAAGATAAGATAAGATTTGAATTTAAGCATATTAAAGACTTATTAGATTTTGATTCTAAAGCGCATGAGATCTTTAGAAATTGGTATGTTGATGGGAGGATTTATTATAATAAAGTAATTGATATGAAGAACCCTCAGGACGGTATACAAGAACTGAGGTATATTGACGCAATGAAGATGCGTTATGTTCGTAAGGAAGAGAAGAAGAAAGATTCTGCTGCTGGTGGTGTATTTAATACATCTAATGTACATGAATCAGAGAAGGTATATTTTCCAAAGATAGAGGAGTATTTCATGTATACTCCTGAACCACGCTACCCTACCAATATGGCAATGGGTGGTGCTAGTACAGCAATGTCGGGAGTTAAACTTGCAAAAGATACGATTACATATTGCACTTCTGGTCTTGTCGATAGGAATAAAGGTACATGCTTATCGTATCTCCAAAAAGCAATTAAGTCGCTCAATCAACTTAGAATGATTGAAGATAGTCTAGTTATCTACAGACTATCTCGTGCTCCAGAAAGAAGAATATTCTACATTGATGTTGGTAACCTACCTAAGATTAAAGCAGAGCAATACCTTAGAGATGTAATGTCTCGTTACAGAAACAAATTAGTATATGATTCAGGAACAGGAGAAGTAAGGGATGATAAAAAGTATATGTCTATGCTTGAAGATTTCTGGTTACCACGAAGAGAAGGTGGTAGAGGAACAGAAATCACTACTCTCCCAGGTGGACAGAACCTTGGTGAATTAGCAGACATTGAATACTTCCAGTCTAAGCTGTATAGATCACTTGGAGTACCTGAGTCTAGAATCGCTGGTTCTGGAGATGGATTTAATCTTGGTAGATCCTCAGAGATTCTAAGAGATGAACTTAAGTTTAGTAAGTGGGTAGGAAGACTGCGTAAGCGTTTTAGTAAGATCTTCTTAGATATGCTAAGAACTCAGTTGATCCTTAAGAATGTTATTACCCCAGAAGACTGGGAGGTAATGTCTGAGCATATTCAGTTTGACTTCATCTACGATAATCACTTCGCAGAACTGAAGGATAAGGAATTAATGGAAGGTCGTTTAGGTTTGTTAGGTATGGTTGAACCTTATGTTGGTAGATACTATTCTACAGAATATGTAAGGAGAAATGTATTGCGTCAGAAAGATGCAGAGATTGTAGAAATTGATGAACAGATTGAAACTGAAATTGCTAATGGTGTCTTACCTGATCCAAATCAACAGATGTTAGAGATGGAGCAGGGTGCTTTTGGTGATCCAATGGCGGATGCAATGGGCGCAGAAGGTCTACCTCCTGAACCACAACCACAGAAAATGCCTAAGGACAACGAAGGAGAGATATAAATAACTTTATCAGTATATTATACAATGATGGAAGAACTCGTCAATATGATTGCAACAGATGCGTCTGCTGCAGATGTAAGTGATCAGATCAAGGATATTCTTTATGCTAAATCAGCGAAAAGAATTGATGATTTGAGACCTGTTGCTTCATCCAATTTATTTGGATCAGAATCTGAAGCTGAAGTTGAAGCTGAAGTAGAAACTCAACCTGAAGAAGAAACCAATGACTAGAATATTACCTCTAGGTGCAAAGGCAGCTTTGGCGACAGGAGATAGTAACGCTACTACTGTGGGTAGTGCCACTGTAGTAAGAGTGCTTTCCACAGCAGGTGCTGCTGTTGTTGTCAGAACAGATTCTGATGACAATGTTATTGGATCGTTTACGACTCTCAATAATTCAGAAGTTTTGGTTGAGAAGAATGCATCAGATAAGATCTATGTAACAGGTAATGCTGTTGAGGTCTCCAAAGTAGGATTTACAAATTAAAACGATGAAGTTAATCACAGAACAAATTGATGATGTAGAAGTTATCGTTGAAAATCGCAACGGTAAGAAGTCTATGTTCATAGAGGGTATCTTCCTTCAAGGAGATATTCAAAACCGCAATGGTCGTATGTATCCAATGGACACACTCCGTAAGGAAGTTCAAAGATATAACGAAAGTTTTGTGGATTCTGGTCGTGCAGTTGGAGAACTCGGTCATCCTGAGGGACCAACAGTAAATCTAGATAGAGTCTCTCATAAGATTGTTTCACTAAAAGAAAGTGGAACTAATTTTGTTGGTAAGGCAAAAATTCTATCTACTCCAATGGGTAAGATAGCACAGAACCTTATTGATGAAGGAGTAAAACTTGGTGTTTCATCTCGTGGTCTCGGAACCCTAGCAGTGAATGAAGATGGTATAAAGGTTGTCTCTGATGACTTTATGCTTGCTACTGCTGCTGATATTGTTTCTGATCCTTCTGCGCCCGATGCTTTTGTATCTGGCATAATGGAAGGTAAGGACTGGGTTTGGGACGGTGGAATAGTAAGAGAGCAATTGGCAAAGAAGACTTATAAGACTATCAATACGCTAGTTGATAATAAGCAGCTTGAAGAGAACAAGCTTGGGTTGTTCCAAAACTTCCTATCAAATCTCTAACATTTTATAAATAAACTATAGATTACCACAACGATTCTATTCGGAGTAAATTAAAAATGGCCGCAAAGGAACTTAAGGAAATGGACAATCCTGTAACAAGGGGTGCGAAGGCTGGTGATCCTATGAAGAAAGTTGATGACTCCACTTCACCTGGAGCATCCGCATCTTACGAGGATCTAGGCGGACCAACACCTCAGAACTATAAGTCCACAGACGATTCTAGCAAAATCAAGTCAGCAAACATTAAGACGGTAAAAGATATCGTTAATAAAGGTGCTGGCAAGGCAGATGCTATGCAGTCTATTGGCACAGAGGTGCTGAAGCAAGGTGACAACCCTGAAACTAAAGAAGATCAGGAAGTTGTTGCTGAAGAACCTACTAAAGAAGAGGAAACTACCGTGGCAGAGGAAGAAGTTAAGGAAGAACCTACACTTAATGTAGAGGAAGACCTTGCTGCTCTGTTCGGTGGAGAAGAACTTTCTGAAGAGTTCCAAGCAAAGGCCAAGACAATCTTTGAAGCAGCAGTTAACTCTAAAGTTAATGTTGTTAAAGAAGAAATGTCTGCCGAATATGAAAAGACTTTGACAGAACATCTTGAAGGTGTTAAGTCTGAGTTGGTAGAGCGCACCGATGCATACCTTGAGTATGTGTCAGATGAGTGGCTCAAAGAAAATGCAATCGAGGTCGAGCATGGACTCAAGACCGAGATGACAGAATCATTCCTTAGTGGAATGAAGAGTCTTTTTGAAGATCATTATGTATCAATCCCTGACGACAAATATGATGTGCTGGAAAGCATGGTAAATAAACTAGATGATATGGAAGGCAAGCTTAATGAACAGATAGAGAAGAACATCTCTCTTAACAAGCGTCTTGGCGAATCTACAGCTGATGGAATTTTTACTGAAGTAGCCGAAGGACTTGCTGAGACTCAAAAGGAGAAGTTAAAATCTTTAGCTGAAGGAATTGAGTTTGAAGGTGAAGACGCTTACCGTGAGAAGGTTGCAACTCTTAGAGAATCTTATTTCCCTAAGGATGGTAGCAAGCCTCAGGTTTCAAGCAAATCCGAAACCATTTCGGAAGGTATAGCAAACGATGCTGGTCCTGATGTTTCAACATCAATGAACAAGTATCTCTCAGCCCTATCAATGGGTCAAAAATAATCTACAAACTCCCTATTAAGTAAAGTACTATGTACAACGCCGAAAAAATTATGGAGAAGTGGGCTCCTCTGCTAGACGCAGAAGGGGTAGATCCTATTAAGGACGCTCACAGACGCTCCGTAACCGCAGTTCTCCTAGAGAACCAAGAAAAGTTTTTACAAGAGCAATCAGCTTTTGAAAATGGAACCTCAATGCTAACTGAGGATGCTCCTACTAACAGTGGTAACTCTGTTGGTGCATCTGGTGCATTTGGTGGTGGATCAGCAGTTGCTGGACCTACTGCAGGTTTCGACCCAGTTCTAATCTCATTGATTAGACGCTCAATGCCTAACCTAGTTGCTTATGAACTAGCAGGTGTTCAGCCAATGAATGGTCCTACTGGACTTATCTTCGCAATGCGTTCACGCTACACCAGTCAGGCTGGAACGGAAGCATTCTTCAACGAACCAGATTCAGCATTCTCTGCTAATAAGGCAGGTAGTAATGTTGGTCAGACAACTCAGGGTGATTACACTGCTGCTACTGACGACGATGGTACTGTTGGTTTCGGTTCAACTTCTACTCAGCGTGGAACAAACCCTGCTATCCTTGAGAACAACGCTTCTGATGCTGTTCAAGCAACATACTCAGTTGGTCAAGGTATGGCAACTGGTGACTCTGAAGCATTAGGCGATGGCACTAATGGTCACTTCAACGAGATGGCATTCTCCATCGAGAAGGTGACTGTAACCGCTAAGTCTAGAGCACTAAAAGCAGAGTACAGTTTAGAACTCGCACAAGACCT